TCGTCTTTAGTTAAATCCTTAGCTATGTCCTTCATTGTATCAGCAGCCCATTTCTTTTGTAATGGTTTTAATTCATCATTAATTGCATTTTCAATAAATGGAAAAAACTCAGCATCTGGTGTTTTATATAATTCAGCAAAGAATAATTCACGAACACGAGGATCATCAATATTACTATCATTATATATTTTACTTATAGCATCATATATAAATTTACCATATTGTAAATCACGTGGTTCATTTGACAATTTATCTACAGCACCTACAATAGCTTGATTTTTTTCTTTATCAGCACCAAATCCTTCAGTACCAACAATTTCGTATAATCCTTTTACAATTTCATGTACAAGCATTGGAAAACATATAGCACGAGCTTTAATTACAAATTGTTCATTTTCCTCATCATATTCCATTTCACTTTCACCACCTTGTGGTTTTTGACCTTGTGCTAATGCAGCTAATAACATTGCAATAGCATTTTCATCATCATAAATACCAAATGCTAATTTTAATATTTCATTGTATTTACCTACTAACTCTGGGTTGATATCATCTAAATATTCTTTAAATAGCATAAATCCAAAAGCACCTCTAATAGAAGCACCTTGAGTAATACCATTAATAATACGGCGTTTAGCTTTTAATTTTTCAGGATCATCACTACCAAAATCAGGTAATGTAGGATCTTCTTCATTATTTTGTTCACCCATATCAATATCCAAATCATTTAAATTAACTATTTTAGCATCAATTTTGATGTTTGCATAATCAATAATAGGATAAGCATCAGTTACCATTTGAGTAGCTACCATATCAAGTTCATCACGATATCCATCTTCAGCAGTAATTATTTCATTTAATACAGTTTGAGATTGTCTCATCACAGTCATTAAATTTTTACTACCAAGCATTTGACGTAAAGATTCACCTGATTTATTTTTTAATAAAGCAAGCGTCTTAGGTGAAAATATCTTTTCGTATTCTACTTCTGTTAAATTAGCCATTATTTTTTAGCTTTAAATCTTGCTACAATTTTGTTTAACATTTCATCTTCGTTCATTGCCTTTGGTTTTGGCTTAACATCAGGGTTTCCTAATGGACGACGAGGTTTTGGTTTGCCTGGAGCTGTAGTTGGAGGTGCAGTTGTTGGTTTAGTTTCTGTTTCAGCCTCAGCTAATACTTCCTTAACTATTTTGCGTAATAAATCTATGTTCATCTTTATTTATTTAAGTGTTGTTTTAATATATTTTTAACTTCATTTTTATGTTCAGGATAATTATCTAAAAATTCACGAACAAGATAATTATGGTGTTCTGCCAATCCACGTTGTTGTAATGCTTGTACTAAATCTGATGGTGAATTTAATGACATAGCAACATTGCCACCATCATTACCTACTAATAAGTAGTTACTATTTCCTGGTTGTACATTAATAGATGCTACAATTCTCGCACCAGGTAGACTAATAAAATAAATTTTACTACCACCAACCTGAATTACTCTACCTACACGTCCTCTATCTCCTAATTGATTATTACGACGAGCAGCACCTCTATCACCATTTGGATCTACACGTCTACCATCAGTACGATTTAATTTTCTTAAAATAATTCTTGGTAAGCGTAAAAATGCTGTTTCTAATCCTGTATCACTCATCACTTCACGAACGTTAATATCACCTGGAGCTGCTGGAGCGGCTGCAGGGCGAGGAGCATTTAGTTGACCTGCTGGTCTACCTCTTCTACCTGTTGTTGCTGCTGCTGCTTGAGCTATTGCTGGTGGAGCTGCATTACCTAACATTTGAGCTGCTAATGCTGAAGGGATATTAGCTTTAACTAATTTACCTGTTTGGTCAGATACTGTATGGCTTGCTCTTGGATTTTGAGTATTAACAATATATGGTTTACCTTGATATATTATAGGTTTGTATACACTACCATCAGTCATAGGAATATTTGCTTCGACAATTGCTTTAATTACACCTCTAGGATTATAAGCTCTACTAACACTATTAAAATTATTAATTAATTGTTGATCGCTATATGTTATTCCTTGTTGACTTAAATATGTAAATATTGATTTATACACTTCAGGATCATCACTAAAACCTCCAGATCCACCTTTTCTTCTCCAGTTTCCATTATCACCATACCATGCTGTAATTTGAAATGAATCAGCACCACGATTATTATTTTGAACTACTATTGGGTGTTCAGGGCTTTGAGTAGTTAATACTACACAAGTGCCAGTACCATAGTCAATAATTCTATTTTCTAATGGAGTAGCTCTCAATATTGATATAAAAGCATCTTTATCTATAGTTTCTGGGATAGGTGTTCTTTCATCAATCAATGCAAGAGCATTTTGTTGGAATCCTTCATTTTCCTTTTGTTCATCAAATATTGCTTGAACTTCTTCATTATCAAATGGTAATTTTTCAATTTTATCATTTGTAATTTTATATGAAGCAAATGAGTTAGAATCTACTATAATATTACCTCTTACAACAATAGCAGAATCAGGATCTGTTTTTGCTTGTTCTAATATTTTATCTAATATATCTTTATCAATAATTTCATCCTGTACTAATTTAATTAAATTTCGTATTGGTATTTTATCCAACTCTGGATAATCAAGTAAGTATTTTGATGTGCGTTTATTTAATTTAACTTTAGGGTAATCATCTTCTGCTTGATACAAACCAATACTAATGTCATCACCTAATTTTAATCTAACAATAGTAGAGCCGTCTTTAGTAACATATAATCTATTACCAGCAGTATCAGATGTATTTAAATCCCATTTATCAAATTTAACTAAGAATTTTTTAACTTCAAATGGAATAGCATCTGAAGGTAAATTTTCTATATTAATTTTGTCTCTCATATTTGATATGATTGACTTAACATCTTGATTTGAAAATTTATCTAGATTTTGAATTAATGTTAAACTTGGTAATAAACCAGCAGTAGTAGCAATAAAAGTAGCAATTTGTGGATATTTAGATAAATATTTTTCTACAAAAGTATCATTGCTTATATCACTAAAAAATTGTCTTCCAGAATGTCCAGATCCTTTTCTAACAACTAAATATTGTTTTTTACCTTCAAATGGAAAATTAATCCATTCTCTAACAGTAGCTGCTTTGTTTTTATAAACTTGAGAAGTTTTCTCAGAAGTTGATAAAGGAATATATTTTAAAACATTCTTTATATCTGGAATAGTTTTTAACCATGGTGCTTGGTTTAAAACATTATCAAATGTAGTTGGTGGTGGATAATGAGGAGAGTTATCTCTATTATGAAGAACATATTGTTTATTTTCATTAGCAATAGAAGGATCTAAAACAGCAATAACAACAAAACTTAATCTATCACTATCAGGTAAATTAGAATTTTTAGCTAAATAGAATGTTGGATATCCTCTACCCTCATCATAACGGTGGTCCGCCCATGATGTTCTAGTTATACACCAACTTTCACCTCTACCATAATTAATACAGTTACTTTCTTTAGTTCCATTCCAAATAGTAATACCATTATCTTGATAAACTACATCTGGTGTTTTGTCTTCATCATCAGATGATTCAGCACCTTTAGATGATGTAACTATTTTAATTAATTGAGATAAAGGAACTATAACTTCATAGTCATTTTTTGTTCTAGTAACAGTTTCACCATCTGGTGTTGTTACTGGAACTTGCTTAACTGTTTTTCTAAGTAAATCAGTTCCGCCTTTAGAAACAATACCTGCTTTTAATTGGTCAAAACGTTTAATATAAGCCTTTAATTGGTTATCAGTAATATTAATATTTAAGTCATCAGCTTCTTGCTTATAATGATTAATAAGAATATCCATTTGTTTTTGTTCGTACTCAAACAAAGGACTCAAATTATGAACTACGTGTAATATAAATTTATCTATTGGTCTCATTATTTATTAAGGTGCACTTTTGCTTTTTTAGTGTTAGATACAAATTGTTTATCAGATGCTACTTTTTTCTTTGATGTAGCAGCGCGTTCAGCTTTAGTTAAACTATTTGCTTTAGCGCGAGGTAAACAACGAGTTGTTTTATGTCCTTTTTTCATTGTACCACAAGGACCAGTTATATTACCTGCTGTATCAATACGAACCCAATCTTCTTTTTTAAACCAATCACGAAGTGATTCATTTACATTTAAGTAAAAATCTTCAGGTTTTAATCCTTTTTTTTTAATACCCCAAAGTATTTGATTGTATTTTCCATCATATAACAAGTTATCTTGATCATTTTGTATATGAGGTATAGCTTGAGGTAATGGTGTTTTTACTGCTTCTTCCATCCAAGGTTCAGCATTAGCCATATTATATAATGTAATAACACTAGCATCACCTTCCCAATTTGGTTCCTCTACTCCACCTTGTCCGTTTCCTGGTTTAGTTATGAATATAATACCTTTATTAACTAATTTTTTAATATCAAATGGGTTTTGTTTGACTAAATCAAATTTAGATGTATCATCATATTCACCTTCTTCCATTAGTCCTTTACACACTTTAACAGCACGACCTGAAAGATAAGCTGAAGGTTTTTCACCAGCAGCTCTACGGCGATTATAGTAAGCTTTACCTTTAGGGCATAGCTTTTTCTCCATTAAAACATCAAATGCTATTTCAGTTAATTTTATCATATTACCATTTTCTACAAGACCAATAGTTAGCTTTCCAACGTGGTCCTGGATTATCACAATTATGTCTTGCGCGGTATGCTGCTCGTCTTTTAGGGTTTTTAGCTTTAATCACCATTCTCTTACCATGAGCTGATTTACCACCAAAGCCAAAGTTGACTTTTACAACTTTACCCTTATTGTTTTTAACATATACCTTAAATTTCTTTATGTCACCCTGCATTATTTTACCTAATTGTACTTTACGGCCGTGATATTCAGCTTCAGTTAAGCATTCACATCCTTCAGATAATACTTGTTTATATTCCTTTATAAATGTAACAAATTCTCTTAGATCTTGTTCATTTTCAACGTCGTATTCGTCGATTTCTTCTGTAATTAATTCTGTTAGTTTAATCATAGTTTATTTATTTTTTGGTACCCACCAAATACAAACATATTTAGTTGGTTCAGTTGGTATTTTACCATCTCCGTTCCATTTAATATAATATTTACCTTCGCATAATTGTGTTTCTTTATTCCATTTAGCACAATTAGCACACATTGCTCCACCTTCAGGAACAACCTTAGCAGGTTTAAATCCATCTGGAAATTCAAGTGGTTGTGGTTTTACTAATTCTGTTAGTTTTATCATTATAAGTTATTTGAAAAGTCATTACCATGAGCCGACATTATAGCACCATCATTACCACCAAACACACCTGGGGTGTGATGGTCAAAGTGGTTTTTGTCATGAGCAAAATCAACATGTTTCATTATTTCACCTAAACTATCACTAATATCTTTACGATCATTTGATTTTAAAGCTTTATGAGCATGTTTTATGATATGTTTTAAATGATCATTAAGATGTAAATCTATATCTTTTATTTCACCTTCATTTAATATGTCAATTAATTTGATCATATACTAGCTTTATTACGCTCTGTTAGATACTTTATTTCAGTTCTTAAACTAGCAACTTCCGCTACTAATTCAAAAAGCTGAGCTCGCATTTCGTCTTTTTCTTTTGATGATTCGGTAAGTAATGCCTCTAATTTAGTAATACGATCTTTACAGTCATGACGAATAAACTCATCATCACGTTCTCTATGCATAGCACGTTTTTCATAAAATCTAAATGCTGAGGTACCACCTAAAACCGTAATTGCTGTGATTAATACTGACCACATGTTGGTTTGATCCATTATTTATAAAAAATTTATAGTGAATTATACCTATAAATATTATGCCTCTGATATATCTTTTAATTGTTTAATATAATCCTGTAGATCTTTGACTATTTTTGTTTTATCTATAATCCCACCGCGCCATTCTTCAACATCACCGGCTTCTGTTACGAATGATTCTTTACCGGTGTCCATTAGTATTTCTAATAACATATCTTCTAATTCCTTAATATATGTTTTAACACCACCCATAATCATGTTGCGTTGGTATTCTTCAAATTTGCCTGTACGTTTTAATTCAGTTTCCATACCTACAACACAATCAAAACACATTTTATGTATAGGCCACATTTTTTTATTTAAAAAATCATTAGCCATTGATTTACCACAATTAGGACAAACAATAGGTAATAATATAGATTTTTTAATACTATCTAAACGCGTCATGGTTTGTTTAAGACCGTTTTTAATAGTCCATGTTTTACCATTTTCTTTCCAAATATCACCCTCTTTATGTTCAATAGATTGTTTAGTATAACCAGCTTGTGTAGTGGTTTTATCACCATAATTTTTAGTGATTAGATTTCGCATACGTTGTACGTCACGAGATTTAAAATCTTTTTGTAACCTTGATTCTTTATCTTCCATTATAACCCTAATTTTTTAAGTTCTGTTATTGTATTAGCAGCTGAACTGTGAAATATACCTATACCACCTTTATCATTCCATTCATTAATAGTTTGTTGCATATCATCAATTAATATGCGATTCGGTTCTGCAAATAATTGTTTATTGGCTCTAGAATATAAGTATAATTTTTTATATTCATTTTTTAAATGAATTTTACACCATGCCTCTTTACCTACTTTAGATGATGGGTCCCAAGAGGGTGCTGATAGAATAAATGGTTTATATTTTTTAATATAAGACCACAATGTTTGTCCATCGGACATCCAATCTAAATTAGCCCACCATTCGGCACCTGCTTTATTAATAGGTTCCCAAAAGTCGGCTTTGCCGTTAAATGTTTTAGATGGAAGAGTATTTGTTAATTCAGCATAACCTCTTTCAAAATCGACAAGGACACCATCCATGTCGCAATATATTGTGTACATAACTATTTTTTATTTTTAAGCATTGCTTTTATTAAACCAATATGTCCTTCTCCAGCAGTAGCTATTACTTTATAACCTTTACTTTCATACTTTTGTAATTTTGCAAGTAAGTTTTCATCTCTCGCTTCATTAAAAGCATCAGCTATCTTAGCTATTTTAGTATACTTATCTCCATTATCTGCTGGAAAAGATAGTCTATATAAAGTATCGTAATCTTCAGCTGTAGATTTATATAGATCATCTGATAAGGGTAGGTTAGCTTCTTTTGCAGATACTTTTAAAAATTGAATACCTTCAGGACTTAAATAATCTTGTGGATTAAAATCTGCTATTGATTGTCCTTGTATAATATTTTGACCTACCATACTAGCCCAATTAGCTGCTAATATTTTACTAAGAGAAAGACCTGTTTTTTCTTTTTGTATTTTGTACAAAAGAGATTGGTCATTCATTACATTTAAATCGGAACCATCCCATGAATCATTAACTAGATTGTTAAAGTAAGAATTTAAATCATTATAAATCATTTCTTGCTCACTACCTGCTACATACTTGTTATCATCATTACCACCTTCTCCCATAAATACAACTTTGTCTTCTGGTGAGTAGCGTTTTTTAACGTAGTCTACGACTGCTTGGGCATCTGATTCACTATGGTGTTCAACTCCAAAAATAATAGAGTTTCCAATAGAAAGTTGTTGAGCTTCCTTTAAAATATTTTTTAACTTTATTATTTTTTTATGTTCGTAAATACTATTATTTATTTTACCAAAATTTCTTAACAATACACCAGCCATAGAATTTGCCTCATCTTCAATAGGTGAACCTGTTTGTCCACTAGTTGGGTCAAGTCTACCATCTTCTTCTTGCTTACGGTGTACAAGTTCATGTGCTAATGTTCTTAAAATATCAGCCATGTTTCTATTTTTAACGTAAATCCAAATTTTCTTATCATGCGGGTCAAAAAATCCAAAAGTACGTTTATTTTTTGCTTGTTTGTTATCGTAAGATAATGTTAAGCTACCTGGGAGGTTTTGCAATCCCAAATTTTTAGCAGCAAATTTAATAAATTCACCAATAGTACCTGTTTGGCTTTCTGTTAATCTACCTTCAGTTAAATAAAATGCTTTTTCATTTGGTACATCAATAACACCTAATACTACTTTAGGTTCTTGACCTGCTTGTTTATATTTTCTTAATATATCATTACCTGAAGCTAAATAATAGTGAGTTTTATCATAATTTAATACTAATGCTGGTGAAGTTGGTAATTCTCCAGTATATTTACCTTTAGTAGTATATGAATCTGTGTTTTCTAGTTTAGACCAAATATCATCTGATAGTAAAATTACACCACCTGCTATAAAAGCATATTTTAAATCTTCTAAAGGAATATTTAATTCTTCAGCTGTACGTTCAATATCGTGTTCTTTTTGATTAACCAGTGCTATAAAAGTACCATCAGGTTGATGATTCATTTCTTGTAATGATGGTTCAGGAGGTTTAATTTCTATTACATTAATAAAATCCGCCACATTAATACCTTTAGGTAAGTATTTTTCAATTTCAGTTTCACTACCACTTTTCATAGCTGATCTTAAGCCTGTAGCATTTACTTCATCACCTTCAAGTACACCTGCATCAAATATTTTTACATTAGGAAACTGAATAGCACTTTTAAAACGACTTACTTCACCTTTACCTGCAGCTAAAATAAAGTTAGTATCAGGATTATTTTTAATTACGTTATAAACTTCTCTAATAGGACTTTCTTCAGTTAATTTTACTTCAATAGAACCATTTAATATAGTTTTATATAAATTCCATATTTTAATACTTTCATCAGCATCAACACCATCACGTGTTTTAGGTGATACTAATATAATAACTTCATCAGCTTTATCTAATAATTGTTGAACTACAGCAAAATGACCTTTGTGAGGTGGTTTGAAGGCACCTGGAAATAAAGCAATTGTTGGTTTATCATCTGCTTCTAATAATTGTTGTGCTATATATTGTCCTAAATTCATTATTTATATTTTATATATTAAACCATTTTCTGCTTGTGACATATTCAAATCCTTTACCTAGGTTTTCATCAGTAGATAGATATATTTGTTTATCTCCAGTCTTATATAATTTATAATCTCCTAATTCTTTTTTTAAATAATCTAATAATTTTTGATCATCATCAAATTTAACTATTTCACCTCTTTGCCCTCTAACTAAAGGATACAAAGCAGGTACTTTTTTCCACTGCATTATTTTTTTAAAATAATCAATAGCATCTGGGTTTAGTAAGTTTAATTCACTTCCGGTAATTAATGCATCTATTCCTTCCTGTCTAAATTTTTCATATAAATCTTTACCTACATTGTGTAATGCTGAGTGGTCTTTTATATTTGCTGTAGATTTTAATTTCATTTCATACATAAAACCTTGAGTAAAAGGAGCAGATGTACTATTAAAACCGGTATAGCTCATAGGAGAAGTTGGACCAACACCCTCTTTACTTTTACCAAAATATATGCCTACTCCACCTCTAGAAGATCCTGTAGATGCCCATTTTAACTTATCAGCATCTCCTTTATATTTTTCAGAATCTCTATGTAAAGGATCTAAATCTTTTTGGTCAATATCAGCTGTAGAACCATGATACCAAACGCCACTGGCATCTTCAATTTCTTTTAATATGTCTATTAACTTGATCATTTGAGAAAGCTATTTATTTTAGATTTAGCATCTTCCGTAGATGTAAATTCTGGTGTTCTTTTAACTAATGTTTGTATTGCTGTGTTTAAATCTAATATTTCTTGGTCGCGCTTTGCTTTCTCATCTGGTGTATAAACTTTACCACTACCTTTTACAGTTTGGAAAAATGTTTTTTTAGCGTAAGCTGGATCAAATTCTAATTTACCTTCAGGATCGTTATTAATTAAAGCAAATTTATCACCAAATGCTTGAGCGTATGTATCAATATTAGCATTTACTCCAGCCCATGTTTTTAAAACAATTGATGGTGCCAAGGCACGATCACGACTAGCGTTACGCTCTAATGATGTGTAAGGTGAAACCCAAATCATGACCATCATTGTATCGTAGCCTAATTCTTCTAATTCAGCTTTTTTCTTTAATAATGGTTTACTAGCAGCACCAGTACCATCTATAATAATATCTTTTTTAGCTCCAGATAATTCCGCGTATTTTTCTTTAGTTGCCTTTTGAGCTTGACCCATTAATTTGCCTGCTTGAGACAATTGATCTTGATTGAAATCTGCGATTTTCATGCCTAAACCTGCTGCTTTCAATAGTTCCTCATAGGTGTCATCAACATTAATTACAGTCAAATTTTTCGGTATTAACTGCGCAGATACGAATGTTTTACCAGAACCAGCAGGGCCCGCCATGAATATGGCTTTAGGTTTACCTTGTGCTTCTCTTAATAAATCTAGTAACTTAATCATACGTGAATATAAATAGGTGACCTGGACAAGCCAAGCCACCTATAAATATTAATATTTGCTTCTACTATGATTTCTTAACACTAGTAGGTAACGTTTCGGTTACTGGTTTAAAGTCAGGATTTTCTAAAGTATATATTTCGTATATATTTTTAAACATTTTGAAATTCTTTTCAATATCGTTAACAAATTTCAATTCCCAACCTTTACCTTGAATTTTACCACCTTTACCCTCGCCACGTGTATTTGCTTTAACCCATAAAATACCTGTATGAGTTACTTTTTCATCATGTGTTTCGTTCCAGGCTGTAGCGTAAGCAGCTAACTGCAAATCATAGCTAGTATGTAATGAATTAGATGTTTTTAAATCTAATAACCAAATGTTATCAAACATTCTAACAACTAAATCTGCAGTTCCTGCATATTTGTGTTCATCTGAAAATAAATGATATTCAGTTGCAATTAATTCTGGTTTATGCGTGTTCCAAAAATCAGCAAATTTAAGAATCATTCTCCAAACATCTAAATTATACTTAGCGTTTCCGTACTCATCAATCCAAGTAATTTCTTCTCCATTTAAAAAAGTATCTACTGCTTGGTGTACTTGAGTACCTTCACCTGCTGCTTTATTAGCAATAATATCACTATTATGTCCTACATCTTTTAACCATGAATGGAAAAATTGATTTTTAGGGAAATAATTTAAAACTGATGTTACTGAGGGATAATAATTACCTTCTCGTCTGTAAAATCTACTATCTAAAACATTAACTTGTTTATCCCCTTCAGCGTATTCAACAATACGTTTGATTTTAGGATCTTTTATAATGTTAGAATTTCTTTCGATCATATGTTTTGTAGTTTTTTCTCAAGCAAACTTTGAAAAGTCAAAGGTTGTGTATGCTCAAGAGTATTTAAAAATGATTCAAACCCGATTTCATTTGCATCTTTACCTTCTAATTCCACCATGTAAACCTCTTTACCATACGACATTAATTTCTCAGCATGTTTAAGGGCATCTTTTTTAGCATCATTATCTAGTGCAATGTAAATTCTATCAACGCTTGATTTAACTAGTTTTTCCATTAGTTTGTTATGTAATACTTTACCTAATAATGGAATTACGTTTCGTTTAATAGTAATTGCATCAAACATACCTTCACAAAGTATGATTGGTGCATCCCAATTTATGTATAATTCTAAACCTATAACTTCCTTAGATGCTACAGGTGGATTTTTATATTTGCGATCTGATTCTTTGTAAGCGCGAGCAACGAAGTAATTTAAAATACCATTTGCATCATATGATGGTATTATTATTCGTCCACCATACGACCCTTCCTTACAGAAACCAATATTGTATTTTAAAATATCGTCTTTAGTTACGTTACGTTTCGTTAGAAATTTTAATGCGTGTTTAGCCTCTATTTGAGCGACTTTATCCAAGTAAATATCGTTAAATGCGATATACTCGGCGGGTAAAGCGAGTGCTTCGCTAGATACAATAGTATCATTAGCTGTAGGTTGAATGAGCAAATCTAGGTCTTTAAATCGATCAGGCGACGCTTTAGCACGTTTAAATAACGCACGTATAGATTTACCTTTAGAATCACAAACCCAACAATGCCAAAAATTTTCACGTTTAGCTGTAGTACGTAGTGATACCTCTAGTTTTTGTTTGTGGTGAGCACAAAACGGACACTTAAAAGCGTAATTACCTTTACTTGTGACCTGCCCTTTACCTAAAACGGATTCTACTAATAGCAGTAATGCTGCATTTTCCATAACCGTGAATATAACATCTTATTCTGCCTCAATCAAATCTTTAGTAAAAAATTTACCTAATATATTATCATTATAAGACATACTAGGACTAGTTAAACACTCATATTTACACTGATAGTGCATTTCATAGTATGTTAGTTGTTTTTTAGTTTTGCATTGTCTATAAATCCAACAAGTAAAATTTTCCTCACCATATTGTTTAACATCAGCAAGTAATTGCTTATTAGAACCCCAATACGTTTGCCAATCGCTTTCACTTTGAATTATTTCAAACTTTGGTTTGCGACCAGGTCCTGTTTGTTCTGATAGTTGTTTTTGGGTTAATTTATGCTTCTTGTTATGAAAGAATGCTTTTTTACCAATATAAAATCTACCTGTTACTTCATTAGTAATACAGTAAACAAAACCATAATATTTTGTGGGATCAATTATATCCCAACTTTTCCATTTAGACATCATATTTCACAACAAAGGTCATGTCAGTATAAGGTGACATTAAAATTGGTTTACCAAATTTAGCTACAGCTAATAAATCACCATCATCATTATATAAACCTATTCCTGTAGCATAAGGTGTAAAATAAGAACCTGATGGTAATGCAGAGCCAGTAGCGAATGATTTTAAAGATCCACTTGAGTAATTATTTACTAAAGTTGGATTATACGATAAATTAAATTCACTTTCTTTAACAACGCAGCACACTTCATTTTCATAAATGATATGTTCGTTTTTAAATGATAATTGAAAAGATCCGCTATATTCCATTGTTATAAAAATTTATTATACAGGTCTTCTAACACCTAAGAATGCATTAATTGTATAAGTACTTCCGTAACTTACTGATGGATAACCATTAGCGCCTCCAAATTGAGCTGGGCATGAAAGTGTTAATAGAGTATTTAAGTTAGTTTGAACATAAGGGCTACATATATCTGCTGTTCCGTTAATATAATGATTTATTTGAGCAACATCCGTACTAAATTGTCTAGATTGAAGAACTATTTGAGCATAATACAAAGTACCACTAGGTAAGAATACCGTAGTTGAATCTCCATTATTAGATAAAGTTGCTAATAAAGTAGTAGTATCAGCTCTGTATATTCTAATATATCCAGTGTTACCAGAGTCAACTGTTAAGTTAATATTAATACCAACTAATGGCAATGAAGGAGTAGGAGTGTTTGTAGCTGTTAGAGTTGGTGTTACTGTTAATGTTGGAGTTCTTGTTATTGTTGGTGTGTTGGTTTGAGTTTGGGTTGGTGTAGGCGTTAACGAAGCATTTGGTGTATTTGTTGGTGTTACAGTTGGTGATGATGTTGGTGTTGGAGTTGGTGTAAGAGAAATTTGGATTACTTTTTCTTTAGTGTAAGCTTTACATGCAGGGTTGATATTTTTAATCAATATTGTTTGAGTTTCTGCAGGTACACTAATATATTCAGTATTATACAATTGCTGAAGTGTAAAGGGTCCGTCAAAAAATTTTATATTACCATTACTAGTACGGTAGTATATATTATAAGGACCTGGACCTGATCCAGTCAACATTCTTACGTATGCGTCAACATTTGCCAATTGTATGCGTTTTTATATAAATATTTAATTTTCACGTCTTTCTTCAGCTTTGTAAAATTCAAACCTGTTATGTTCTGTAGGGGTAGCTAATAATATCCCCGGATATATATTGCCTTTAAGTGTTTCTTGATAAATGTGGCTCATCCATGTTTGTTCAAAAGGATGTGCCCAAGTTGTATTTAAAAACATTTTTTTATTTCCTTCACGAGATACCACTTGTGGCCAATTACAATAATAAATTTCACCAGTAGCATACGCTAAACTGCTATATGATTTGATATTATTATATTTTACGTATGGTGCTTCTTCTGTATTTGAAGTTAATTTAACAGGTTTTGTTGGAAATAATTCAGAGCGTAAAGAAGCAGGTACGTTATGCCAAGCCCATTGTTTTGTATTATCTCCATAAAATTCAGAGAAATTCCATTTTACAAAATCAAAATTTTCATTCCAAGTTAAACCCATTAGGATGTCATAAAAATTTTTAATTTTTCGTCTAAATCCATTTTTACAAAATTCATCTTTACCTAAATAGAAAAACATATCATCTTCAAAAAAGAAATGATAATCAAAAGCATTAGCTTCAGCATGTTCTGCTATAAACTGTCTACCACCACATATACCCAAATTATCTTTTTTAATTTCTTCAAACCCATATTTTTTACAAAGTTCAGCATATTCTTCATTTGTGCTATGGTCTAATGAATTATTTAATAAAAACTTTTTAGGTCTATCTAAGAAATTTTTATCATATTCTTCAAACGATATACAAAGTGTTTTAAATTGTTCTGGTGAGTTATAAGTTAAAACATATAAAGCAACATTATCAATACTATGAGGATTTACTTTAATGTTATGAGATTGTACTTTAGTTTCTAATGTATCATTTTTTAAATTTTCAAAAAAAGTACCTAACAATCCATTCATTTCAATGCTAAAATATTGAAATAGTTCTGGGTGTTTGTAAAGCATTATTGTAAATAAAGATTCTTCGGTACCCATATAACCCGCTGATAGAGTATCTGTAAGAAGATTATAGTATATTTCATTTATTTTATTTATAATGTGTTTAGGGCCACCAAATATTCCCCCTCTACAAACCTTATCTATAGTATCGTTTGCATATACACACATAGGATTATAACTAAATCCATGTATTTCTACTTTACCATCATATGGGAAAGCAACAAAACTAAATTTATTAAAATATTTATCTAATTTTTCTATTACTTTATCATGCCAAAAATAACCTTCATGAACTGTGTTTGTAAGAGCACCATCAACCCAAACTAAATGAGATGAATTAAATGTATCAAATATAGCAGCGTCATTAAGTAAAAATATTTTTGACATTACTATAGGATTATACATCTCAAGCTTAGCTTGAGTACTGTCAGGTAACCATCCTGATTGATTATACCATTCAGGGTTATTTCTTATTTTTTGAATTTTATTAAATATAAATTCGTTTGATCTAAACCAATCTAATTCTCTAATTATAACAATAGTATTAGATTTATCTCGTCTCTCCCAAACCCAACTTTCATATTGTTGTTCAATAAAAATTATAAAATTATTAGGAGCTTTTAATAATCTTTCTAAATGACGAAGATAATGATCAAAAGATCTAGACCACCCATCAGACAAAGATTCTCTCTTAATATCCCAAATTCCCGTAACTATTGTAACACTCATAAAAAACTATTTAATAACTCTGTCAAAGAAATGAGTAAAATGAACTAACTCATCTAAATTGATATGTTTAAATGAAGGATTTAATTTCCAGTCTTCATGATACCAAGTATCAAAAGAAAATTTATTAAATTTTTCAGGATGATAATTAGTAATACCTCCTAAAATTTGTTCATTATCTAAAATATAATTATTTTTTAAACATGTTTCACCAAGTTGAAAATAAGTATCAATAAACCATTCTAAATCAGTTTTATAACCTCCTACTATACCTCCTATTGTTAAATCTGTAAAATGAAATGAAGATAATTCTAAATATTCTATAATGTGTTGAGTACTAAAACCTATAAGTTTAGAAGAAATATCTAATAATTTTTCCCCAACAAATCTATTTATTTTTAAAAATAATTCAGTATTAAATATACCTGGGTAGTTATAAGTTTCTGGGTTTGAAGACATACCATCCCATCCTCCTGAATTATGTTTTATTGGAAATAATCCACTATGGCTTAATCCTGCATCTATCCAATAATGATAGTCATGTTCTTGTGATAATTCTAGTTTAAGAAAATAATACTTAGCCCACATAACTTCATGAGGAAATTCAAAAAATTTTTCAGGATTATTTAATCTTATTTCCTTCATTCGTTCATGATATGAAAAATTATTTAGTTCAAATTGTTTTAAAGTAACATTACTAACATTAAATCTATCTAAGACTTTTTTAATATCTTCAATTTCATTTTCAGAACAGTAACATACTATATCCTCACCTGTACGAGATATAGACACTAAAGAATAATAAAATCTTTCAGTTCGTGCTATAAGATTATATCCATAAAATGGAAAACCATCACCTAATTTACTATATATTGCTGTTACTAATTTAGTTTTCATTATCTTCTATATTTGTTAAATTTTACTTTAAAGTAAAAATCCTGTAGTAATAGTCTATCCATTTGGCTTGATTCATATAACCATACAGCATCACGATATGTAGATGTTATTGGTTTTCCAGCAATATTAAAGGATGTATTTAATAATACACCAACACCAGATACTTTTTCAAAATCAGTAATTAAATTATATAACCATGGGTTTTGTTCTTGGGTTACAGTTTGTACTCTAGCAGTTCCATCTACATGAGTAATTGATGGTAATTTATCTTTCCATTCTTCTTTAACTTGAGGACAAAAACTCATCCAACGGCTTTCACCTTCAAATTCAAAATATTTTGACACATCTTCTAATCTAACTACTGGTGCAAAGGGTCTATACCATTCTCTATTTTTAACTCTAGCGTTAAGAATATCTTTCATATTAGGGAAAGTTGGATTACATATAATACTTCTATTTCCTAGTGCTCTAGGACCATGTTCTGCTTTATCTCTAATAATTCCTACTACTTTACCTTCTACTAAATCATTAACTAATTCTTCTTGTTTATACAAAGCACACACATATTCATCAACATATTCCATTAATGTATGTTCATCTAGTATACCAACACCTTTATAAGTTATATCTACTGGGTGGGTAGGTTTTAAGTAATTTAATATCATACCTACTGCTAAACCACAATCGTTTGAGTTAGGTGATACAAATATTTTTCGATTTAATTCCTGTTTTAAACGAGTGTTTAACAATATGTTAAGTGAACATCCACCAGATAAATGTAATGGTATTGACGGATATGCTTCTAAGTAAGGATTTACAACCTCATAAAATATATCTTCAAATACTCTTTGTGAAGTAGCTACAATATCCCATGCTGTTTGTCCTTCTAATTGTTGTCCTTTGTCAAAAGTAATTCCTATTTTATCACCTAATATTTGTAATTGTTCAGGATAATTACTACCATCAATTTTATATCTATAAAACTCTTTAAAAGAATCTACCCATTCTTCTCTTACAGCACCATAAGAACTTAATCCCATTAATTTACCAGCATACACTAAATTACCTCTAGCTAAGTCAATTTCTTTTTTAACATCAGCTACATATTCACCAAATATCATATAAGGAAATCCTAAATCTAAGTAATGTTTATTAACTAATTCCATTCTATTGTTTCTAGTAGCATGGTATATATTAAATAACCCATCACTACCACCACCATCAAATGAAACTATTAATGCTTCTTTATCATCTGATTGGTAGAAAGTAGAAGCAGCATGTATCTCATGATGTAAACAACTTATATATTTTCTAGCTGGTATGTAAGTAGAAATATCTATTCTTATGCCATCTTCCATTACATCAGTGTTTGAGTACAAACAAATTCCAAATTCTTTAAATCCATATTTTTTTTTAATATATTTTAAAATATTTTGAACAACAAAATGTCTAGATGGAGAAGTTATATATTGGGTTAATCCTGCATTTTTTACATTTAGAAATCTTTCTATTTCTATTACTTCTAAAATTTCTCCATCATTTTCTAAAGCAATAGCAGCATTATGTGAACCATGAATTGATATATTAGGCATCTTTATTTTTTGATATAAAGGATTAAAAAAATCATAAATATGAGGAAGATGATAACCATAAAAAGTATAAATAGCATTTCTATTTATCTTAAATTTTTGAAATAACCTATCATGTAATTCTCCATCTTCATCTCCTCTATGAGTTATTTTTTCATTATAACCTCCGTCTAATCTTAAATATTCTGTTGGTATAACAAACAACCCACCTAAAGATAAAGTATCAGTATGATATAAATGGCCATTTAAATCTTCAAGTAATTCTGTATTATAATTAATATAATCAATAAATTCCTGAGTGGTATCAATTGCTTTTACGTTAAATGAATTATAATATTCATTAATTTTAAAATCTTTTAAAACATTATAAAAGTGTTCAAAATCAGAATTCTTTATAATTACATCAGCGTCCCAACCTACAAAAATATCTTCTTTTGTTTTGCTTATGCAAATATTTAATTTTTCAGTTTTCCTAAATTCACCTTCTTTTCCAAAAGGAATATGAGTAATTTTTTCAAATCCTTCAATAGGTTTAATCGAAAAATCATAAATTTCATAATCAATATCTATATCTTTGTTTCTTAAAAAAGCAACAAGATCTGTAAGATTATTGTTAACAAATTTTAAGTTTTTTAGTCTTGATTCATTTTCATTTGAATTTATACCTAACCAAAAAGGGACAACTATTTTAAAATTCATTTTAATTTTTATTTTGGTAAATATCCCTCTATTTTATCACACCAACCTTTAGTAGTAGAATAAGGCCAAACAATCCATTTATGAGGAGATCCTTTAGTACTAAATTCTCTCCAAACTTTACAATAACCATCAGGATCAGTTTTTAATCTTTTAATTTCATCTTGGTCAGCATCTTGTCTATAAATAGTTTCTCCTTGTTCATTTTCAAAAGCAACACACCAAAATTCATAATCGTTTAAAGGTACTGAATCATACCCTATATCTATACAGTGTTTAAATATGTTTAGGAAAGATAAATCATAATCAAGAGGGGATTTGATTAACGGGTTTGGTGCTATATTATTATCTCTAGTATATTGTTGGATGGATCTATCTCTAAATCTAATACCAGCATATGCTTCATATTGGAATAAAGTTCGTTCATTTCCAAAATCATAAGGTCCAAATTCTATTCCACATCTACATTCACTATCAATGCCAAATAAAGCTCTATTACGTTGGTGACAATGATTATTTTTAGCTACCCATTCTTTATCATCATCCCATTGTTTAGTTCTACCCTTACGAGTATATTCATGCCAAGCAATTACTTTATGTGGGTGAAATAAATCATATCCCCAAGTATATGAACGAACAGCTAATGAAATTTCTTCACCATGAAAGTAATATTCAGGATCGTAAGGTACTTCAACACACCATTGTCCTAATGTAAAAATAAAATGTGCTGATAAAAATCTTGATGGTATTGGGGCTTTTAATTTTTGCCAATTTGGAATAGTTGCAGGTAAAAAAAATATAGCTCCTTCAGGAATAAATCTATCAAATGTCATCCACCAAGGTTCATTTACACGTTTTTCTGGATCATTATCTGGGTCAAATGAGGGAATATAGGATGTAAGTAATGGTTTTTTATGTCCTTTCTTTTGTAATTGTTTAATCATTTTGATACACTCGGTATCCCAACCTTTAATAAAACGGTGATGGGAATCTAATTGTAGATAATATTCTTCACCACCATAGTGTTGGTGAACTTGGTTTCGTGCCCAACATGCACCTTTAGAATCTTTATAATCAATATTAATAATTCTAAAACGAGTGTCGTTTCTAAATTCGCTCAAATCATCCCAAGTATCTTCCTCAGCATGTTGCCAGGCAATACCAAAAACTAAATTTTCAGGATGATCTGCATTTTTAATACAGTCATGTAACGTAGGTAATAGCTGTGGATCTCTATAGGATGCTATAGAAATATAAATTTTACTCATAACTTAAATATAACTAATTTTTATTTAATACCCAAATATTATTAACAAGGTTCTGAAGTACCATCAATTTCACCTGTGGCTCCGAAGTATACTCCATATCCAACATTACCTGTATATGAATCAGCATTACAATCACTAGTATCCCACAACGGAACGGCACCTTCAAATATCTGAACTCTAGATAGTACATCTAATCCACCTCTAGTACTACCTACTTCAGCAACAATAACGTCTGAAGAAGTTACTGAGAATGAACCATTATTTGTAACATTAGTGTATACAATTTGAGAACCATTTTTAAGAATCTGCATATATCCATTAGCACCACCACTTCTAGTATAATACCAAGCAATATTAAATGTTGTAGGAGCAGGGGTAGGGGTTGGTGTTGGTGTATATGTTGGAGATGCTGTTACAGTTGGTGTTTGTGTTGGTGTTCGTGTAGGTGTTACTGATGGAGTAGCAGTATTAGTAGGAGTATTTGTTGGTGTTACACTAGGTGTTACTGATGGAGTAACAGTATTAGTAGGAGTATTACTAGGTGTTACTGAAGGAGTAGCAGTATTAGTAGGGGTGTTAGTAGGAGTATTACTAGGTGTTACAGTATTAGTTGGTGTGTTAGTAGGAGTATTTGTTGGTGTAACTGTATTAGTAGCAGTATTAGTTGGTGTAGGTGTATTAGTTTTAGTAGATGTATTAGTAGGAGTAGCAGTATTAGTTGGAGTTACTGTTGGTGTTTTTGTAGGAGTTACAGAATTAGTAGGTGTATTTGTTGGTGTATTAGTTGGTGTAGTAGTATTAGTTGGGGTATTAGTTGGAGTATTAGTAGGAGTACTAGTACTAGTAGCTGTAATAGTATTAGTTGGGGTTGAAGTATTAGTTGGTGTTACTGTTGGTGTTGAGGTATTTGTAGGAGTATTAGTTGGAGTTGGAGTGCTAGTATTAGTAGCAGTATTTGTTGGGGTTGGAGTAGGTGGAATAAATACAACTTCATAATCAAAATCACAATCACCTGGTTGGACTTTAAATCTTATTTTAGCTTTATTACTTTCCAATATTGTAGAACCTACTGAAGCACTAACAGAATAATTAACTTCATAAGTTCCTTCATTAAAAAATTCAATGTTATTATTTAATCTAATATAAGCTTCAGATACAGATGAAGTACCTGGTATAATAGAATAATTAGAAATCATATAAGGTATATTACTACCTGTAAGAGCAATAACTGATAATTGATCAATACTTCCTGATAGTTTAACAGATCCTGTTATTAAAGTACCTGATCTACCGTTATCATTAGCTAATATGCTTATACTTCCTGTTTTAATATAATCACTTGCTTTAACCGTAATAATATCCGCTACCGCTAATGGAGGTAATGGAAACATATTTTGATAACTCTGATTAGTTATGATTGCCAATCCTTGTGGGTAAAATATATTTCCAACATGGATACTTCCAGTATCAAATAAATTTCCATTTCCATCGTCTGTTATATAGTAAGCAGAAGATGATAATTTAAAGTTATAAGGTAATAATTTATTACCATATATGTCTTGATTAACAGCTAATACACGAATACCAGCATTAGCACCTGTAGGGAAATTTTTAATTAAATTAGGATTTTCATCATAAATAAAATATGATGAAGTAGCGTATTGCTGAGATGCTGATTCATATAAAAATGAATTGGCTAAAGAAGAAGTATTTAAAAATGAACCACTAAATACATGATAAAATAAATGATCAGTTTGATCATAAATTAAACGTTCATATTGACCCTCAGTTACAGGATCCATTGTACGATCAAAAGTACCAGAAACATTAGTACCTTTATAAATTGTTACATAACTATCATTATTCGGATATCCTAAAGGATAAGTTAGATTCCACTGCTTATTTGCAGCATAGGAAACATGCGTAACGTCTGATTTGCTTAGTTGTTTGAATGATGACATACATAAATTAATAATCTAACTTAACTCGAATTAATGCTTCTTTTGTGAAGTCTTTTACTAATGGTTTGCTTAATTTAGCTACAGCTAACAATTCATTATTATCGTTGTACATACCTACTGTAGTAATGTATGTTTGAGGATTATTAATTAAAGTAGTATAATTTAAATTACCGTTTGCATCTATGATTGATGGGTTAGAGGTATAATTATACTCACTATTTTTAATACGTGTAAAGAAATAACGTGCAGAAACAGTTTCAGATGATTTTAATTGAAAATTACTACCTGATACTATAGCATTATATAGTTTTATATGATTGTATGCTGTTGTACTTCCTGTAGTATAATTAAAAGCGGGAGTATTACTACCAGTTAATGCATTTGCATTTAATATAATAATATCTAAATCTGGGAAGAATAAACCATAATATGTTGATAAAGATCCAGAACCATTACTACCACTTATAATATTATAATATCTGTTTTCACCAACAAAACGAGTTAAATTTGTAGTACCACTATCATCAGTAAAAGTTCTAGAGCCACTAGCACCAGCTAAGGTTAAATTTAAAGAACCTGGTAATAAAGCTTCTTTATAGCAGTTTCTAGAAATATTAATTACATAAATTGAATCTGAAGTAGTTGTTCCACCATCAAAACTAAAGTTTGTTGTTTCAGTTCCATAAACTAAATTTCTATACTGACCATAAACAGTACGTGATGGACTATACCCAATAGTTGAAGTTGAGGTATTAATAGGAGCTGAACCAGATCCATTTACATTACCAAACTGAATACTAAATTGTATAGATGAAGAATTTGATGTAGCTGGAGGAGCATTATATACATCTAGATAATATTCTGTGTATGTGCTGGCAGTATAAAATGAACTTAAAGTGTAATTATCTCCACTCCATAATCCGCGTACTACGGTTTCTGAACTAACTACTGAATCTTCTGTATTGTATCTTGTAAATGACATTTTTTATATTATTTTAAACTGTGGCTACTTTTTGGATGTTTAAAGGTACAGTTACTCTAGCTCCACTATCTCTACCAATAACGGTAAGTGTAGTTGTTAAGGTAGTTAAACTAGATCCAAATAAAGTATTGATTGTTGTACCTGTTATTGTAAATGAAGTACCTACTTGACTAGTTGAAAGAATAGTACCTGAAGTTGTATTTAAACCTGTTGCAGGAGTTGTTGTTGTTATACCTGTACCTGCAAATGAAGATAATAATCTTGAATCAGAAACAGTTACAATATATCCATTTGCTTCAAATGTACTTGTAGCACCTAAGTAATTAAGTGTTTGTGGAGTAATTGTTAATGAAGCACCTTGACGTAATGAAATGCTGCTATATCCAACGTTAATAACTGGTAGACGTGATGTACCACGAGGTAATGTTACCAATTTATAACGCATTATTTGCGAATCATTAGGAAATGCCTCAATTACAGGCATTGCTTCAATAGCTTCGCCATAATATGCAGAACCTGATGGGTGATAAGGATTATACAAAGTATAATCAATTTCATCATCAGCTAATGAAAATTGCGTAATTTGAAATGAACCATCATTACGAGCCAATAATTGGCGACCCTTAGTGGTTAATATTGCATCTACAGTTACGTATGTAGGATTTAAAATTGCCATAGTTCTTTATGTTGTATATATTATAAATATATTAAATTGTTAATTTTTAAACGGTGTTTATTGTTATTCCTTGACCGTTTGTTAATAGTTTTTGTTGTACTTGTCTAGTAATAGTATTAATATTTTTTAAAACGTCTGGTGATAAATCATCGGGAATCAAAAATCCATATGATGTTTGACCATCTAGTTTATCAAAATATAAGTTAATATTAGTTTCATCTGGTATTTTTGATAAAAATAACAATTTACTAATAGTACTATTACTGTAAGAACCATTTATAGCTAAATTACTTACTAAATTAGGCGACACTTTTAATTCTAATATTGAAGAATTTAGTTGAGCCGATACTATATTTAATTCTTGTACTTGAGCATTATTATTATAATAAAGTAAAATCACATCTCCAACTTTAGGTGAAAAAGTATTATTTACATTTCCATAAGCTGTATGTAAACTAACAGAACTTGTTGCAGGTAAATATAAATAATCTTTTAATCCAGATAAACTTTTATTAAGATATAATGTATCAATACCGTTAGATTGCGATACAAACTGTCCTAAAGAAGACGTAGCAAAAGGATTAATACCTACTGTTGATACACCTATTGAGTTTCTTAAACCTGTATATACTGTTCTATCCCCTGTACTCAATAAAGAGGCAGTGTAATTGTTTGATGATGTTACTTGCTGTAATTTAAAATATATTTGATCTCCTGGGTTAAAATCTTTAAAAGAGCTTGTTGTATTAAAATTAAAAGTAGTAGTTAAAGTACCTGCTGAAGAAGTAAAAAATAAACTTTGTGATGACAGAGTTGTACTTCCTGATACTATACTAAATGTGTATGATGCACTTTGAGGATAAGAACCAAACTGAAAATTAATGCCAAAATTAGCTGTAAAAGCCATATTTGTGTTTTGAGGAACACTATATGATGGAAAATTATTATTACTACCTTGGCTATAATATCCTCTACCATCAAAGGTACCATCAGGAACATTAAATACATTATACACAAATCCATTAGATGCTGTGTATCTATTATTTGCTGAAGTAGAACCTGTTATAAATCTTCCATCATTATCTGAGTGGAATAATATTGAGGTTCCTTTACCAACATATTGGAAATATAATTTTGAATCAGACCCTGTGTAATATAATATTGGGTAATAAGAATATCCACTATCAAAAATAGGTTTCGGACCATCTGTATTTTTTTGGTCTCCATATTGTTGGTTATCAAATAAAGCAACGGTTGATGTTGATCCTAATTTAAAAGTGTTTTGAATTTCAACCCAATGACTATCTAAACTTGAAGTAGGTGTTTGGCTTAATTCAGTTAAGCTACCACTTTCATCTATTAAATACTTTAATGATGTTGGATTACGATTGTCAAAGAATGAACTACTTACTATTTGAGTAAATAAACCAAATTTTCTAACATATTTATCAATTGCTGCTGTTTTGCCATATGATTTATCACCATCTGTATAATTATTATAATCTGTACTGTACGTTTTAGAGCCACTATAACGTGGTAAAGTATAAGAAGATAACGTTAAATATGATTCTTGTAAAGATGCTGTTACTAGTAAAGCATAAGAACCACTTCCCAAAATTCCAGAACTTCCTGATATTTCTAGTTTTTGTCTAGTAGAAGAAGCTAAACTTCTAGATACGTTATTTTGCAATACATTAAAATCAGAATGTAAAAAATCTTGATAATCTACTATTTTTGATGGTATGCTTGTTACAAAATATAATCCTAAAGAAGAAGCACTAGCCGAAATGTATTGTAAAGAAGAACTATAAGGAGCTATAGATTTACTAACATTAAACACAACAGAAGCTGATATTAAAGAATTAGTAAATGTTGAGCCTGTAGGAGTATAAATTAAAGTTGGAGTATTAGATGAAGTTAAATCAGAAGTTATTTGGAAATTTATTCCATTTATTTTAAAAGAGCTTGATGCATCATTTATACTAGCACTTGTTACAAATAAAGTATTAATTTTAGGAGTTGGAAAAGGATTAGAAGAAGACACATTAAATACTGAGGAAGTATAGGTAAGACCTTGTGTCCATGGGTTATAATTATTTGGTAAAAAATAGCTATTATATATACCAATTTGACTACCACTTATATTTCCTGTAAAGTAAGCTGCTTTATTATCTGATAATTTGTTATAGTAATTATCATATGGTGATGATATTTTAGATCCACTTATATTATCATCAAGTATAGCTATTCTAGAAGTATTATTAGGACGAGCATAAGACCATTTATTTCTTTCTAAAGCAGGAGAGTTAATAGTAATACCTGTTGAAAGACTAGTTCTTGCAGGAACATAATCTTCTAACATTTTAAACATTGAATTATCAAAGAACTGAACTAAACGAATAAATCCATTATAATCCATTAGTGAACCTGTAAATCCAGGATATGATCCAGTTCCTCCAAAGTATATATTCTTTTGAGAAATTAAATCACTATAAGATCCACTATATAATTGTCTAGGATCTCCAATATAATCATCTATTATCCAATTAGGATTATTTGAAGATATAGATTGAGAAATATAAGTATTTATTTGTGATTGAGGTGAAAATGATATATCAACATAATTTTCATCTACTGTTCTAAAATTAGAAGATGCGGTTGAATATTGTGTTATACTAGAATATGGAGATAATACATTTCCAAAAGTACCAGATACACTTGCCGTTATGTTATTTATTAATCTAACTTTATCATTATTATAACCTGCTAGCATCCCTGCTTTAGAAGATCCTCCAAATTCTTTTACATTTAAAACGCTACTTGTTAAAGCACTTCCTGTTGGAGTATAATAAGTAGATCCTAAAACTGTATAATAGTCTTGATTTGATATACCAAATGTAGATAATAATGTTCTTAAACCAGCAACAGTACCTTTACGTTGTAATAATAAAGGTAGGTTATGGTAAATACGTTTATAAGATTCTGCTAATAAATCTTTTTTAGGAATATTATTTAAATAAGAACTTGTATAAGAAAAATCATTTAAAGAACCACTATATGAATAACTTCCTGTATTAGCACCATTTAAGTATTGAAGTATATTATTATCTCCAAAACTATTAAACACACTTATTCCTAAAGATTGTAATAAATTATATACAACATCTTTAGAAATACCAACATTTAAATTATTATTAGCTAAATTAACATCGGTTATTGATTTTATATATATCCAAATATTATCAAAATATTGACCCATCATATTTAAGAAAATCAAATAATTTGCATTATCAGGATCGTCTATAACATATGATGGTACTGAATATTTGAAGTAATTTATATTATTTAAATCATAGTCTTCAGCATTTGAGGTAATATTATTATACCAAGTAGTTGCTTGTGACGATGTAGTTGAATATAAAATATAAGGTTTATTAAAGCTTAATTTTGGATAAGGAGTAATACCATATTGTAAAGAAGATGTCAAAGAACCTGAGTTGAAATATAGATAGTTTTCAAATCCATCAAAATTAGTTATTATATCATTTATACTAGATGAATATAAATTTATTTGAGATTGTAAACTACTAGTAGTTGGTATATAAGGGGTATAGTAACTTATAAAGTTATTACCCGTTTCAATTTGTTGAACTTTAGTAAAGAAATTTTGTATACGTGATACAGCTGAACCAAATGTTACAAAATTTGTAAAACCACCATTATCACCACCAGCACCATCATAATTAATATTAATACTAATACTTTGAGAAATATTTAAATTTAATAAAGAATTATCATTTAATCCTAATCCATCTGAATTTTGGTAAGCTGTATTTGTTGTATTAGAATCTTTTCTTTGTCCTCTATTTTTAAAATTAGGTCCTTTTAATTTTTTTATTGGAGGAGCAGCTAATATAGCATCTAAATTAATATCAAAAATGTATGGAGTTGAAATTTCTTCTACTACCCATAATGATGATTTTTCATTAACAACGTTATCTAATTCATTATATAATTTAAATAATATTTCATATCCAGTATCAACTTTATTTAAAACTATATTAGTAACTATTTCTTGAACATTGTTACCAAAGTTTAAAAGAAATGGATCAAAATAAGAAGATAAATTATAATAATCAATTAAAGCAAGAGAACCACTTTCTATTTCGCTATCCGTTAATACAATAGATCCAACTCTTAATTCAGTTCTATCAGGAGAAATTTCTTTAATAAATAAAGAAGCTGATGGGAAACTTGAAATTTTGTTTTTAAATATATTATACTGAACCTTAAATTCACCTGATGAATAACCTAAATTTTCAAGATCCATCACAGGATCTATTTCAATAACAGGATATGTAAAGGAAGAAGTTGATAAATTAGATATACTACCTACTTCAGCTCCAGTAGCTGTTGAATTATTTATATTTAAATTAGGAGTAACACCTGAATTTAAAGCAAGATTACTTGGTAATTTATATTCATGGTAGGTATAACTAGTTTCAAGTAAATTATTTCCTATGTCATATACAAAATATTCTATATAATCATTCGGTGCTCCAAAACTTTTTTTTATTGTTTGTGAAGTAATTAATCTTAAGTCATCTGCCGTGTAACGAGATACTTGTGTTGTATTTAATATACTACCTACTATTTTTATATTGTCTGCCATTTATTAAGCTTGATTTGATAGTTGGTTTGCACTGTTAACTGTAGTTTGAATATCTACTAGTTGTTGTCTTAATGAAGTAATTTCATTTAATAAAGCTTGTATGTCTGTAGTGTCAACATTTACACCTAATGTACCTGCTATTTTATTTAGCAATTGTTGTAATAAATCTTTTGGCATAAGAGGATATAATGAATTAAATAAAGCTAAAAAATCTTCTAAAGTAAATGTTGGTACTGTACCTCCAGTTCCATTTAACCCATTAGCTGGGGCTAGTTGGTTAAAATGAGTATTAACAACTTTATTAAAAGCATCTTTATCAAATACTGTTTTCTCTATTGGTATACGAGACATTATCTTATAACTTTAAAGTAGTAATTATTATCAGATATAATTGTTTCCCCACCAGATAATACAGTTTTAAATAATAATTTATAGTAACGTTCAGGTTGTAATCCATTCATATATACATCAAAATAACTACCACTAGTATCACAACTAATTTTAGTGTATGTTGAATCATAATCTACGACAATTTCTTCGGTATCCAAGTCTTTTATTGACCAAGATGAAGAAGCAGGTAATACTTTATTATTTAAATAAACAGAGGTAGTTTGAAATACTCTAGTTGGAAATTTATCTCTAGCATTTATTCTAAAACGTTGCACTGAGTCTTGTTGAAATTCACCTTTGTTATTACCTAATGAAATAACAAATGCATTTGAATTTATAACAGATAATGAACCTGTATTATATGTAAAATCGTTCCATCTAATTTCTAAACATGGAGGATATATTGTGTGAGTATTTCCTGAAAAATATTTTGTTTCAAATTTAGATTGTGTTGTAAACTCTATAGATGAAGAATGTTTTAAAATAAAACCATTATTAGGTATTGAACCACTATACCAATCTCTAACAGTGTTGGTTACTTTTAATTCAATATCTTTTGAAGTTAAATTAGTAAACGATTGAGTTGCTCTATAATTTAAATTTGAATTCCATGTACCACCACCAGATACTATACCACTTCCACTTCTAAATGATCCTGTTACGCCTGATGGGTATGTTCCATTAATCCAAAAACTACCACTATTTTGATCTTTGTATAACCAGCTTACACCATTTGATGTAATAGGTACATTGCTTAATCTACCTGTACCCATATTCCAACTTCCCGACAATGGATGACTAAGTATAGTATAGTTTAAGGGTATGTTTGAAGCGTTAGCTAAATATAACTTTAAATATGCATCAAAAGTACTGCCTGATACTTTATTAGCTATTATATCGCTGATTTGAGTAGAAGAGAATTGAATTAAAGCGCGTGATACTTCATCAGTGCCATTAACGGAATAATAAGTGCTAAGTTCTAATATTTCATCTAACCCCGTGTTTAATGTTGGGTAAAATGAATATATAGTAGCACTCTTTTCGGGAAATAATTTATAAATTGCCATAGTTAGTAATTACTACATATAAATATGTTAACTACCAAACTATTTTACGCTAATAACGTATAATATTCTTTAAAGTGTTTGATACGATCAGGTAAACCTATTGTACCTCCATTAACACGTTTAGTGATTGATGTAACAACTGCATCAGTTGCGCCACCATCCGCCATAATATGTAATTTATTTTTATTAAAGAACCAAGCCGCTGATAATAATGCATATTTTTCTGCTACCCATGTTGGATTAGAAGCAATATCTTCATTTATTGATTTACCAAATGCAGTATAATTATCTTTACCCGTTAATTGGATATAACCACGACCACAGAACTTAGCACCATCACCACTTGCTTCATCACCATTACCCATTCTAGATGAATAAACTTTATTAGCAATTTTTTCAGGTTTACGTTCATATGCTTTAGCTAGTGCTTCTGTAGGGAAATATTTTTTAAAAATACCCATTAAACCTTTAGCACTATAGTTTAAATTTTCTTTAGTTAATCTAAAACCACCTGATTCATGACCACATTGAGCTAAAAAATGTGCTAAACGTAAAGGTGTATTAATTTCAAATTTGCTTATAACTCCTGGAATTTGAGCAATTACGTTATCTGGAATATGTCCTTTTAATTTATTTAAATTCATATTTTTAATTTTATAATGTTATAACTCTACCTTGAATATCTGTATTAGGGTATCTAACTTCAAATATTGAAGGATCTGCTGATGGGTATATATTTCCACTTTGAGTAGCTCCAGGTATATCATATCCAAAAGTAGAATATGTGGTGCCTGTACTATCTTGTTTATTAATTATATTAATATTAGGAACAGATTGTACTCCTTTTATTTGTAAAAGAAGAGATACAATTTCAGAAAGCACAATAGGTTGATTTATTTGCCATTTTTCTATATTAAAATAATCTTTTAAAGCATTAATACAATTAGATAATACTAATTGATTACTAAATCCACTTATTGTAGTAATATCAAAATTAACACCAATGTTTATATAAAAAGCATCTCTAATATTAATGGCATCTGTAACCATTCTATACTCATTTAAATAAGTAACTAAATTTTGTTTTAATGTAGTAGATGCTAAATTTAATTGTTTATTAGAATTATAAGCTAAAACATATAAATCTAAAGATAAAGGATTTGGTTGTGTATTAGCTGTTACAAGAGAAGGTTGTGGGTTTTCCATAACATCTTGAGTAATATATACTTTAGAAATACTACCATAATCTGAAGGTAATGATAATGCTCTTACAATATAATCATTTTTAGTTACAGCACGTAATTGAGATGAATGAGCATATAAAGCATTTTGTCTAATTTCTTCAATTTCATCTCCACCTCTTCCTCCTGATGAAGGATTTGTATTAGTAGATGCTATACTTGATTTTATAGTAGTAGATATTACTCCACCTGGATCTCCATTTTTAAAATATATTCCTGAGGTATCTATACTAGTTAAATCATTAGTAGGTACATTTGAAATTATACCTCCACCTGTTAAGTATCTTACTGTTAAAGTAGTATTAGATGGAGCTAAACCATATTCTTGAGTATAAAATATTGAGGCTTGATTATAATTGCCTAATAAATTAGATATACCTGGTACTAATCCTAATTTAATATTATCTGGGGTTGGAATTATATTATTGTCAGATTTATTAGAAATACCTGCTCCAAATTCTAGTTGTAATGAGTTATCAGATAAAATTCTTGATATAAATCTACGTGGAGTACGTTTTAATTTTAATAAATAAGGTACTTGATCAGTAGTATAATTTGGATTTGAAAATTTTTCGTAAATAGTAGATTGAGCTAAATAAGGTACTTCATACCATTTATTTCCGTCACTATCTGTTATATCTAAAATTTGTAAAATATTACTATCATTAATTGTAACAGTAGAAAATTTTTGAGGACTACTAAAATTAAAAGTAGTTGTTTTAATATCAGCTGATATAGCAGATATTGAATTTTTAACTAAAAAATAATCAGCATCATATAAAGTAATAGTAGCACTTCCAGTATCACTAAAATCTAACTTTTGAGTAGTTAAGAATGAAGTTCCTGTTGATGTAGAAGTTAATATTGTATTTTCAGGTACTATTAAAGAATAAAAAGTATCAGGAATTAAAGGACTTGTACCTACCTTAATAGGCATTTTTTGATATATATCTATTATAGCTGAAGATGCATATGATGCTTTAGGGCGATATCCTAAAGTATATGATAATGCATATAAATTTTCTTTTTCCTTAGCATATAATAAATAGTTTTCTTGTACTTGGTTATCAAGATAAAATGACATTACATCACCAACATATGATGCCATTTCAATAAACATAGCTCCTGGGTTAGCATCTGAAAAATCATTATATGCTGTTGGGAAGTATGTTTTAGCATAGTTTGTAAGGTTAGCCTTAAAATCACTAAAACTTTTATTTAAATATGATATATTGTTATCTTGGGCCATTATTATATAAATTGTACAGTTACTTGGTCTGGGGTATTTGAAATTGCTAAACGATAGTTTATAGTTACATTTAAAATATTAGAATCAAAATTAGGTTCAATTTTTACTTCTCCTAATACTATTTCAGGAATAAAAATATTAATTGAATCTATTATTTTAAGCCTTAAAACATCTGAATTAAGATTAGTCATATTTTCAAATAATGATCTTCTTAAATCTGTTCCAAACTCAGGATTCATTATACGTTCACCTTTATCTGTTAGTAATAAATTAATCAAATTTGATTTAATTTGATCTTTAGTACTATAGGTCTTATTAAAAACACCAGGTGCATTAAAAGGTAAAGATACCCCAATCACAATATTCTTTTGTAAATCTAACGGATTTACACGTATTGTTTGAGGTATTGGCATATTAATCTAAATTTCTTAACCCTTGTTTATCCATTGGTGACATGTTATTAGCAGCATCTGCAATAAAAGCAGCAAATGGATTTATCTTTTCACCTGTATTTTCATCAACAGCGTCGATTACTGCTAATTTATTAACTGGTTGTTGGAAACCAAAGGCCTCACCCATTTGAGATGCTAATTGGCTGCGTACACCATTGGGTAATGGGTTAGTTGGCACATTAGCACTAGTAAAATTCATTGTTCTACTTTCAGTTAAGGCTGTTTTATTTTGACGAGCCATTACTTCGTTTAAAATTTCAGGTAATTCTTCGTGCATTGCATCAATTACCGCTTCTTTAATTAATCTTTTAAATACTTTGATGTTCATAGTTATAAATATTTTATCCTTGTAAATTTTGTTGGTCAATAACTAATTTTAGTTGAGTTACTAGTTGTGCAGGGTTAAGTGTAAATGAATAATCACTTTTAATTCGTTCCACATTTTTAGTATCCACAGCTACAACGTAGTGTCGTTTATTTCCGCGTACATTAAATTTAGGGTCGTTTTCTTCTCTAGTAAAGAATGTAAACCCTTTATATGTTCCCAAATTATTTGAAATTGGGTTAATTGGTTGATTTATGAGTCCTGATAGTGTGTTTAAGTTTTGTAAATTAACACTAGATGTTGGATCATCACTAGAATATTTAATTTGGTCTAAATAATTAGTTAAATCAACATCGTTTAATAAAGCTAATGTTTTTTCTTCAATTTTTTGATTTACATCATGTAATTGTCTTTTTAAATCTTCTAAAACAAATACAGCTCCATTTAATATAGGAATTAAAATACTAACTGTTGCCGATATTCCATCTAATATTTTTGCAGCATTTACATTTAACATAGCTAAAGGTTTTGCAGCAACACCTAATGGAGAAGGAATATTAAGAATACTTAATACTGAATTTAATACATTAAATACATTTAATATTATACTTATGGTATTTAATACTTTAATAGCTGCTTGAATTCGTGCTTCTTGTTGGTTTATTTTACTAATACAACCATTTCTAGCTACTCTAGCTTGGTTAATTTGATCAATAGTTTCAGCAGCATCTATAATATCATTTGTTTTATTTACTAAATCTTGAAGAGAAGAATTATCAGATATAACTGTAATTAATTGTTGAGTTAATAAAGATGAAGTAGTTACAATTATTGTTTTAGCTATGTTTAAAGATAATTGTTGTAACTTTTGTTTATTCATTTGACCCTTTAAATTTTTAATTCTAGTTACTAAAGTATCTTTACTAGCTTTAAAAGTATTAATTTCTTTTTTAATTTTATTGTAAGGATCAAGAAGTAAATTTTGTAATCTTTCTTCTAATTTTTTTAAAGTATTATCATTAATAATTTTAGCAGCCTCATAACTAGCATTTTCTCTAATTACAGCAGCTTGATATTCACTTGGACTTAAAATAGGGGGAACTAAAACTTGTGTACCATAAGAATCATATGTTGTAGTAGCTATTGAATTATTAGTTAATTCTAAAAGAGTATTTACATGATCAACTTCTAATTTAATTTTAGCACTAACGGCCTTATCAATTTCATTTTTTAATTTTTGAATAGGACCTAATATAACAGCTATTACTTGTTGTTTAGCTTGATTAGCTAATTGATCCCCAAATGTAGTTGGATTTTGTATTTGAGATAAAGTACTACCTACACTTGGTGGGATAAAAGAAGATACATTAGATTTCATATCACCTTCTGTGCTACTATAATTAACGCTAGCAACAGGAGAATTTAAATCTTGTGGTTGTGGATCACCAGGTAATTGTTGCATTATATAGTAAATGTAGATTTAGATAATAATTTTTCTATTCTATCATAAAGATTGTCTGTATCTGAATGAATTCTAGTATATAACTCATCTGCTGCTGTTTGTATATCAGCTATAGGACTTCCTTGAGAAGAAGAACCAGCTGGTGATAGTTTAGTAGCAAATGTATCTATAGCCCCTAATAAATCTTTAAGATAATATGCTGTTTGTCTTCCTAGCATTAAAGGTTCTGTAGGTATTTCATTTGTAAATTTAGTACCTAAAAATATTTTTGGTTTTATAGTTGCAGTTGTTGTTAAAGTAGGATTTTCTTCTTTGATATTAAGATGTATATGCTCATTAGCATTTAAATTAATAGTATAATTTGTACTTAATTCTATATTAGAAGAAGCAAATAACATTATATCATCTTTTTTAGAATTTAATATTATTCTATCAGCACTAACTATAACTTGTGGATTTTGATAATAATTAACTATTGGTGAAGTTAAAAAATTAATAGGATCTTTAACAGAAACTTTAAAAGGAATATTTTGAGTAGAAGTTAAATAAATAGAAGATGCTTCTTCATCTATTTTTTCAACATAAAAATCATCATCTTTTTTATAATTATGCCCATTAGAAATAATTATAATTGGATCACCATCTGCTCCTAAAGAACTCCATTCATTATTATTAGAAGCAAATTTAACAGTACTTCCAAAACGTATTGAATTTCCTTTTCTACCTTGTATAATACAATCACCTTCAAAATTTAATAAATTTCTAATAGTAGAACTTTCAATAAATGTTTTTCCTAATGGAGATGTTGAATTAGCTGTTTGAGCATTTACTTGAGAATCACCCCATAAATTTATAACTGTAGTATAATATTTTTGAGTTGAATTTGATGTTATCTGAGATGCTGGTGATGGGAGTTCTATTATATATATTAATTCTCCTAGTAAAGGATAGTAATTAATATTAGGGAATAAAGGTTTTGCTATATCACAAGTATCTAAAAAAGTATCTGTATTATTACCTATTATATTCTTAGCATTATTATAATCTAAGAAAAAAACAGTTCCTGTACCTCCATATTCACCTGCTCTACTAAATTGCTTTAATGTTGGAGTATTATTTGTAGTAACAACACCATACACTCTACCTACTTTTAAAGAAGGAAGTGTTGAAATAAGATTTGTAGGTCTACTTATTCCTGCTGTTAATGAACCAACCCCAGTTTTAATAGATAAAGACATTATTTAATAGTTTCGTATTGAAGTTGTTGAGGTTTAGGGGCTTGCTCTAATAATTTTTTACCTTCTTCTTGAATATCTTTCTGTTCAGCTAATAAAGCTTCAATTTCACTCATATCAATTAATGAATCTGCTGAATTGCTATTAGAAGTAGCTGCACGTTGTGCAATAGCTGCCATTTTAATTAATTGTTCATTATTCTTTACGTTAACATCAATTAAATCTTTAACGGTAGGCATTAACATTACTGCGGAACCCGCGTTAGATGTTGCCATAGGTTTCATAGTATCAATAAACTCACCAATTTGTTTGTCAATATCCTTATTATTCTTGTGTATTTGTTTAAATAAATCCGATAAGGATGTATTACCAAATATTGTTACGTCGTCAAAATTAGCCATAAAATGCGTTTATCAATAAATATGAATAATTAAATCTTTATATATCCGTGCTCATAATATTCATTATATAATTTAACACGTATAGTGTCTAATTTTTTAATGATTTTAGTAATCTGAGGAGTGGATACATCTGTCATTTCACGTATGTAAATGTATAAAGCCTTTTTATTAAATATTTCCAACGTTTCACGCTTACGAAATAATTCAACAATAGCATCAGCTGTCTGAGCATCATGTGGTTTAGGAAATAATGTATGAATGTGTTTATCAATATACTTAATATACTGATTAATGAATAGATTTGGAGAATGTAATTCGTCTATAGCATCCATTGATTCATGCAGATGAGTTTTATCTTCATCTAATTCATCTATATCAGCTTTTTCTTGTAATTTTTTATAATTGTTCTCGTTATATACGATTAAATAACGTTTAGCAATAGTACCAAAATAACTAAATGCCTTACCCTTCTCAGCCTTATATAAGTGGAGTTTTTCAAGAAGAAATGTAATTACTTCATGCTTTAATTCCTCAATTGTATCTGTATCGGTATAATAAAACTTAAACGTATGGATAATATTCTCTGCTAATTTATAAAAACCATATTTAATACGATCATTATAAATGCGATTACGTTCAGCCATATCGGTAGTAATAAGATATTCTACGATAGCATCTTCAGTATCTTGAGTAAAATATATTCTAGGTTCTTTGGGCTTACGTTTACGAGGTAGCCCTCTTTTGGTTAAAGCGATTACATCATCTTCAGCAAAGATATCTAAATCGTAATCTTCTTCATAATATGCCATTCTGTTATTTTTATTTTAATAACATTATACGAAAAAAAAGGAACGTAACCAAACTAGTTTTTACGAGTATTAAATTGACTAACTAATGTTTGTATTTCTTTTAAATTAGAAAAGAACGTACCTACTTCATCATCGGCTTGAAATGCGCCTTGTAAATCTAATTCTTTTAAACGGACTTCCCCATCAGCAGCAATTATACCAATAGCATCAATATATTGTTGTTGTTCGGCAAAAGCTTTTTCTAAAGCATTATTACGCCTAATAAGTAAAAAAGCACCAATGATAGCTAATTCAATTAAATGAATTATAACTACCCATAAAGCTATTATCATATTTAATTATTATTTAGGAGCAAATTGTTGTTCAAAATCATCCGGTTCAATAGAAACCATTTCACGAATTTGTTCAATTTGTTCTTTTAAAACTTCAATAGATTCATTAACGTTGTCTTGTGTTCCTCCTCTATTTACTTGGATATTAACTCTGTTAACAGCCGATTCTAATTGCACTAATTTATCTAGCACGTTGTTTTTGTATCTCATGTGATATATGTTTATATATAAATATACGGTTCTTTATGTTCCCACTAATCTCTAATTATAGGTAGAAGTTACGTAAGATTTTTTGTACTTCCAAAGAGAAAGGATAACTTTTGTTATCCTCTATTTCTAATATTTTTTAATTCTTCTCGAATCATTGCTTTAAGTTGCTCTTTAACTTGATTTAGTTTAGGAGATTTTTTTAAAACATCATCAATAACTTTAGTCATGTTTGGATCCTCAACATTAAATTCAAATGTATTATCCAACTTATTATCTGTTATATCAAAACTATCAATATTAATACCTAAATGTTGTAAATGGTTAAGCAACGCTGCTTTATCTTCCATTTTTAATTTGTAGTGTTTTGCCATATCTATAAATATTAATTTTTAATAACCTGCTCAAGTTGCTGTTGCCTTCACTTATCCTACGCTTATACGTATATACTATATTTAGGCGTTTATTTCGTTTTTAAATTAATTAAATACCGGCTTTATTTTCACTAATAATATCACTTATAACTTTTTCTGCCATAGCAATAGTAACCGCAAATCCCTCTTTATTAATATTATATTGTTCAAAATGTTTATGAACAAGCGACTCAATATAATTAGGTGATTTACAAGGAAAAGCATTAGAAATATACCAAGGAGTAATTATACCCGCACCTTTATTTATTTCAGCAACACGCTGTTGTGGAGTGCGATCTGTATATCCAATTTTTAAAATTCCAGGTTGACCCTTATTAACCAATATATAAACATATCCTTCCCCAATTGATAAAGGAACATCAAAACGTTCGCGTTTAACCCAATATTGAACTATATCGAACTTAGGATTAAGTGGATCTGGAGAGAGAGTAAATACATCTGTATATTGGACATTATCATGTGTAGTGTCAGGACGAAGATAATAATCCAGTTGAGCTTGCTCTAACGTAACGCGTTGTTGGGTTGCTTTTTCAAGTGTAATATTGGCGACGTAATTTTTCATAACTTGTTGTTTTATACTGGGAAATATAGGTAAGAGTCGTGCCATCACCACACTACTCCATCGAGCCCGATATATGATCGTGTATTTGTTGCACGACACTTTGGCTAAGTATGGCGGCGTCCCACTGCTCTAACGTCATTCCATGTTGCTTAGCGGTTTCTTCACGCAATTGTTGTGCGTATAGCGCGAATGCTTCTTTAGTTAGTAATATTTCGCCTGTGTATTTTTTCATACCAATAAATATATCCTTTTGTCGACGCAAAAAGTTTGTTAAAAGTTAGAGTTGAGATTTTGCAAAGTGGGTGCAAAGGGGTTATTTCGGAATTTGGGATATGCGTATATACAATCGGGGTGTAGAGATTGTGTTTTCGTTGAGAATACACCGCTCTTTTTTTATGCACAACCGCGCCCCGTATATGGACCGCAATTAGCGTGGGAGCAGTCCGCGATCAAACCGCTATCGGAGCGCTATCAATCGATAACGTCCCGATCTCCGTAACCTTTTTGTACGACGCGCGGTGCCATTTACTCATGCATATTTTTTTGTCCATCGTATTCATCCACACATACCTGTATGGCTTTCATAGCCAACGCGATAATCGTTATTATAAGTGTCACTCGTGTAATTAATATTAATGTTGTCATGTTATCTGAATTTTATAATGTGATATTTTTTATTATTGTATCTTAATTCGAACTTACCGTATACATCTATATATTGCTCTATCGTTATCATCATGACATGAATATACATGTCGTGTTGTGACTTACAACTTGATACCTAC